GGACGAGGACGTTCCCGATCCGACCAAGCTCACACCAGAGCAGCGAATCCGATTTGCTCTATTGGGCGCAGGGTTCGACAAGGGGGCCGACATCGACGCCGTGCTCGAGGAGATGGGCATAGACATGAGCCTGCCGCCGGCAGAGGTCGCAGACGCCGTAGAGGCGCGGCTCGAGCCCCTGGCGAGCGAGCCACCGCCGAAGCAACCCGACGCACCACCGGACGCGCCAGGCAAGACTCAGATCCACCGCATGAAGCACGACGACCTGATGGCGCTGGCGAGGAAGTACAAGATCCCCAACACCGAGCCGGTCATGGCCTCGGCCAAGCACCTACGCGCCCACGTCTATAACCATTTCTGCGGGCAGGAAAAGACCGAGGAGTAAGAGATGGACACCACCGAGCTCATCGGGAAGATCAAAGCCTGGCACGGGATCTACGATCCGACCAACGAGGACGCGATCACCAACGACGAATGCCTCGAGTGGATCGACATGGGCAGGAGAACGCTCTGTCGAGGGCCGAAGCTGCGTTTCTCGGAGTTCGAGGACACGATGGCGACGGTGGCGAGCACCAGGGCCTACGATCTCCCTGCCGGGTGGATGAGCTTCACCGACCTCTACTACATCGACACCGACAACAATCGAAAGGCGCTCGAGTGGTTCAGCGACAAGAAGCGATTCAACAAGCGGTTCCCTGACCCCACCCTCGAGGGCACAGTGGTCGGCGCCGTTCAGTGGGGCAACCAGATCGTGTTCGGCCTCATCCCTACCGAGGTGGTCACGATCTACCGATCCGGGCACAAGCTCCCCGCCACGCTCGGGCTCGGTGAGACCGATGACCTCCTCGACGAGCTGTGGGAAAACATCATGTGGATTGCGCTCGTGACATCGGGCGAGTTTTACACCGTGCCTGAGAAGAAGCACAACGAATGGAAACAGCGGGCGACAAAGGAAACCGAAGAGAATAGGGTTCTCTACCGCACCGCCAAGATCCCGCCTGGCCGGGTGGTTTCACAGACGCCTGGCACGATCACACCTGTTTACGAGGAGGATTAGCATGGGAGCCTCAGATCAATTGCTCGCCGCCCGTTGGAACAGCGGGATGCCCGTATCAGGCGGGCCTGACATCAACAACCTCGAGGCGGTGGTGAAGCTCATCACCAGCATTCCCCTCGCTACAGCGATCACGGTCGGTCTGGGCCTCAATGAGAAATGCCAGTTCACGTCACCGATCCGCTCGAGGGGGAACAATCCTCCAGGGACGACCGGATTTCGCTTCCGCGACACCACAACGAGCCTCGAGTGGCTCGTCCAGAACATCGCTGGCGAGCTGAGGCTCTACTACAACACGGGCTCGGAGGATACGCCGGTCTGGGAGCTCCACGGGCAGTTACCGGTTCAGTGTATCTGCCACGTCAGAGAAGAAGATGCACACACCGTAGGGGCTGCCGGCTATACCGTGTCTTGGGACGGGCCAGCTCGAGAGGACATCTCGACGATGTGGGCGGGCGGTGCTCCTACCAGGGTCGTCATCCCCTTCACCGGCTACTACAGGATCACCGGCATGGCCTACCAGGCCGCCCAAACGATCACAGGCTGGCTTTTCAGTGGGTTCACCAAAAACGGGGCCGCTTCGGTGATGGCGGGATCAGAGATGACGAAGCATGTCATCTGCTCCGGCGCCACACCAGGGCCGAGCTGGCTGAACAATTGGTATGGATACTTACTCGAGGACGATTACATCGAGTATGCTGTAGCGGCGCAGTCGAATGTGACCGTCGCAGATTTCCAGATGATCGTTGAGAGGCTCTCGTGAGCCCGAACACCTCCCCTACGTCGATGATCCTGCCGTGCTCCGAAGGCGTTCGGCACGATCGGGATCACTTCGACCTGTCAGAAGGGGAGGCCAGAGACGCTCTCAACTGGATCAGGCGCGATCGGCGGCTGACGACCAGGCCGGGCCTGACAAAGATCGGCACAGACACCATCGAGAGGCCCCTGGCCCTATTCCAGTACGACCACGACGACGAGAACGGTCGGATCGTCTGCGTGACCACGATCGGGTTCTATCTCTGGGACAAGGCCACTAGCGCATGGGTCGACAAGACGGGCGGCACACCGCTGACCGGCACGGCCTCGAGCGAGGTGGTTATACGGACCATGAACTACGGCGGCGAGCGTGTCATCATTTTCACCAACGGCATCGACGTGCCGAAGAAGTGGGACGGAGTCACCGCAGCTTATGAGGACCTCGGCGGCACGCCCCCAGAGTGCGCGTGCCTGTCGGTGGCTTTCAACCGCCTCCTTCTCGGTAACATTCTCGGTGGGGCCAGTCCATCGGAGCAGTCGGTGGACATCTCGGAGTATCGCAACCCGGACGCGGGCTACAACGGCACCGTGCAGCAGCAGTACCTCCTCGACTCCAACGGAGCCATTCGCGTGATGGAGTCGATCGGCAACCGGCGAGTCGGCGTCTACATGGACGACGCGATCTACATTGGGACCGCGGTGGGCGGGGAGTTCCCGTTCCGTTTCGACCTGGCCTACAAGGGCACAGAGGGGCCTGTGGCCCTTCGCGGCCTGACCCCGACCCCTGATGGTCACATCTACCTGGCGCGCGACGGTACGCTGCGTCTCTTCAACGGCTCGACGCTCTCCGTCGTTCAGCGAGACACCACCGACGATCGAATCCATGCCTTTGTGCGTGACACCCAGAACTATGACGATCGTTCGAAAAGCTGGCTCGCCTACGATCCGATCCTCAACGAGCTCCACGTTCACTATGTCTTGGTAGGCTCCGATGACATCTACGGTGGCTTTATCCTCAACATGAGCGACCTGTCGCTGTGGCCGATGATGTGGGACGTGCCGCTGCCGACCGGCATCCATGCCAGGCTCATCGGCGGCAAGGCCTACGGTGAGACCGTCGGCGTGTATTCGAGCTACCCGGTAGCCTATGAGGATTTCGAGACTCTCAAGAACGTCGTGATTGTGCAGGACGACGATGGGCAGCTCTACGAGGTGTTGGGCAACACCGATGCTGGCTCCGCGATCTCGCACTACATCGAGACGGGCATCAAGCCCGCCGGCGACCCGAGAAAGTCTGCCGTTATCCGCTACGCGAACCACCTCATCGAGCCGACCTCGAGCCACCAGACCATCGACGTGCAGTTCGGGTCATCGCAGTTCGGTGAGGACAGGACCCTCGAGACGGCCAAGACCATCGAGCTCGGCGTGGCGCCAGGCAGACGGCGCCGTGAGACGTTCCACCGGCTGCGTGGGTCGATGTTCAGCCTTCGCTACTCGGGAGACGTTACGGCCCCAATTGAATGGCGTGGAACCCAGGTGGCCGCCGACCTGATGGGGGATTGATGACAACAGACAATCCCTCGATGTCGTCGCAGATCATCCTCCCGCAACCCTTGGATGACAGGGAGCGGGAAGTGTTTGCGGCGATAGCTGACCGCGACAAAGAGCTCGCCGAGCGAATCGAGGAGATTGATGGACTCACTGGATTGAATCTAACCGTCGTGGACGGTGGCCTCAGTTTCATCTCGAATCCCGGTTTCGAGGCGGGGGAAGATGACTGGACACTGGTTGAGGGCCAGCTCGGTGTAGCAGAGGTTGTTTCAAATGACCGGGCTTCGGGCATCAAGAGCCTGCACTTGAGCCTCGTGGCGGCTTCGAACGTAGCTTATGCCTGGCAGTCGATCGGCGCCGTACCGGCTGGCAATTATGTCCTCCAGTTCTGGACTCGAGGCGATGGGACCGACGACGGCAGATATAGGGTTATTGAGCAGGGAGGGTCCGATCCGATCGCGGCAACGCCCACGGGCGTAACCGGGACGACATGGGAGCTCGTCGCGGCGCCGTTCGTTGTAGCTGGCACCGGCATTGTGACGGTTCAGCTACTCGACCCAGACGCCGACACCTCCGAGGTTTGGTTCGATGATGTCCTGGTGGCGAGCGCGATCACCTACGCGAGTCTCGACCAGGTGGTGTATCAGATGTACCGGCAGATCCTTCAGGTGCTTGGGGTCTGGGATGAGTGAGCTTTCCATGATTCGGATGCACAAGACGGTGCCTGGCTCGGCCAAGTGGCTCGAGAGGGCCCTTGATCGCGTTACGGAGAGCTGTAGCGACGACCCGCACGCAGAGACCGATGGGCGCGAGCTCGGAGAGCACCTGGTCGAGTCGTTCTGCCACGAACCGGAGATCGCACGATATTGCTTCATCATCGCCGTCAACGAGACGGAGGTTCACGGCCACATCATCGCTCGCATCGACGTGGGCTATGAGAACCGGCGCCAATGCTGGATCGGGTTCTTTGCGCTCGATCAAGGGTTCCACTGGACCGACATCATTGAGGAAGGCTTCGGAGAGATCGAGGAGTGGGCAAAAGGGCACGGCTGCCTCGAGATCCTCATTTCAGCCTACTCGCAGTCGCACGCTCGTCTGTACCGTCTGCCACGCTACGGCGGGTTCGATACCCGCAACCTGGTGCTATCACGGAGGATTGACTGATGAGAAAGA